TTGCAGCTTGTTCCAGACGATGACGAACTGGGCGAAATTCAAGAAACCGACGGTCGTTGCCGCCGACGGCTTGCTCGCCGCTCGACCGCCGCCGACCTTCCTGCTCGTCATGCTGGCGGCACCTAGCCCAAGAGACTGCGGCCAAAGGTCGATGCGCCGCTGTCGAGCAACCGGTTGGTGGTTGATAACAGATTGTTCCGGCGACGCGTTCCGAACGTGTCACGAATCTCCTGGACACGAGCACTAGTAGTCGCACGGCGGGCATTGTTGTCGAGTTCGGCCTCGCGCTCCAGCCCACGCAGGATCGCATCGATCGAGCCACCCGTCGTGGCCGTCCCAGTTGCGCCGGCGCGGACCCGCTCACTCGCGAGGCGACGCCGCAGCGCATTGGCCTGCTGCCGTTCTGCCTCGCGATTGTCGCGCGTGATCGCCTCTATCTGACGATCTCGCTCCTTTTTCAGGTTTCGGTTTTCCCGCCGGGCCGCCTCCTGGCCGAGCGCCAAATTCAGACCCAAGCTCGCAAGACTGTTCAATCCACCCATTAGCCATTCACCTTTGCTTCGACAGTTACGGAAAGGAGCTCGAAGGGGCCGGGCGTCTCCTGGCCGATCCGCCATGGCGGCATGTCCATGCCGCGACGCCAGCCGCGAGCCCGCACGCTGACGTCGAAGACGTCGTCGATCCCAGCACTTCGCCCAAAGGCAACGGGTCGCATGCCGTCGCCTGTATCGAGGCGCAACGTGTTTGAGGGACGCAGCCGCAGGCTGACCCGAACCGGCCGATAGGGCGCATCGGTAGCGACGCCGCGACCGCCGCCCGAGATCATCGGCAAGCCTTCGACGACAGTCGCGAACGAAAGACCCAAACTGAGCATGGATGCAGGAGTTGGCAGCGTGACCGTCGGCTCGTCGATCTCGATCTCGCCGAGCGGCGTTTCATCGGCGGTCGCCACGTAGCGCTCGCCGACCAGATCCTGCAAACCGTCCCAAACCACTGTCGGCTCGGGGACGACAAAGACGCGCTGCGCGTCAATCAGCAGCGCATCCTCGAAACGCTCGACCGCCAGCCCGGTGGCGCGCTCGATCAAAGCGTAAAGCGCCCCTTTGTGGATCGTCATCGCCTTGATGCTGCCGCGTGTTTCCTGCAGCGCCCAGGCTACGATATTGCTGTTGCGGTCGATCGTCACCGCACAGGCACGGCCATCGGCGCGGACGATCCAAAAGACCCGCCGGGTCTGATCGAAGGTCATGTCCACCGGATCGTGCATCAGATGGCGCGAGAGGATGGCGATATCGGCCGCTTGGTAAGCCTGCTCGGTTTCGGTGAAGAGAAACTCGCGAAGATCTCGGCCATTGCCGCCGACGAACAAGGTCGCACCATCGACGTCGACCGGGGCTACCTGGCGATCGGCGAGCGAGCCGACCCGGGTCTGCAATTCCACCCGGGCCGTGCGCGGGGTAAGCGGAAACCCGCCGATCGTCCACTCGCCGGCCGTCGTGAATACCTGCAGCACCCGGCCCGAGAACATCTGGCGGATGGCATGGCGTCGCTCGGCGCCGATCCGAAAAGCGATGGCAGCATCATCCAGGCCGTCGGCAAGATCGAAGTTGAAGGGCCGGCCGGATTTCGAAAACCAGATGGCGTCGGCGCGGTCACGACAGCCACCAAGGACTAACCGGTTCTGATGCACAACCGCAGCGATCGGCCAGCCATGCAAGTCGGAGAACGCCTGCTCGTCCCAGTCGGTCGTGGCGAGCGTATCGACCAGTGGCTCCAGCGTTTCAGCATAGGCGAGCATGCCAGACGCGTTCAAGTCGACCCCCAAGAGCCGGACTTGCCGGCCCTTCAGACGAAAGATCGTGCCCGACTGGTAGTTCGAGTCGAAGATCGGCCTCGAACTTACGAGATCGAACTCGACCAAACGACTGCCGCTTGCGGTAGGATCTACCCCACCCGGTATAGGCTTCGCCTGTAGGGCAATGTCTGACGGCGCGAACCGCGCAAACGGCATGGCGACACGCTCATCAGCGTCGTCGGCATTCAACGGCGAAAACGTGAGCCAGGAACTGGACCAGACGCCAGAGTCATCGCGCCGCAGCAGTCGCGCTCGCCACATCGGATGACAGACGAGGACAGCTTCGTCGACGAGCGTAAGATCGAGCTGACTAACGTCCGCGATCGACCACGGCAGGTCATCGATCGTCTGTCGCACCACGCCGTCGCTCACCACATGGACCGCGAAATCACCGAACACCAAGAGATCGTGAATCTCGCCGTGATCGTAGGGAAACAGCCGTCCTCCGCTCGGCACGTTTGCGACGAATGCGGTGCCCGGCCTGCGACTCACACCACCCGTGCGCTGAACGAGGACGTTCTTGAGCGTAGCGGCACCATCGTCATAGGCGCGCAGGTCAATCCGACCATAGAGCGCCGGGTCGATTTCGCCGGAGGTGAAGCTCGTCTTGGTAACGTTGATCTTGCTCATTGGCTGCGTGCCGCGATGAGCGTGAAGTCCTCCACGGCGCGCGGCGTCGCCTGCTGGCTGTCGATCAGCCGAGCCACTTTGTGCTCTGCGGCGGCAAGCTTGTAGAGGGCATCCGCGCGACTGGTGCTTTCGGTGAGCGGCAGGCAAAACTCGGCCGCGAGTTTGGCGGTCAGTGCCTGGACGAAAAAAGCCGGAAAGACGACGGTCTCCGCTCGGTGCTGGTAGCGCAGAAAGGCCCTGCTGCTGGACGCATGCAGGCGACCGCCGGTCAGCCGGTAGTCGAGGCCTCGGGCACGACCGCCGGCGCCTGCCGAGATGATCCGCAGGAGATCGGGCGGCAGGGCGAATACGTTGGAGAAACCCGCGATCGGTGCTTCATCGACGGTCTCGAGCTCCGCTTCGGCCATGCTGAAGTGCCAAGGATGGCTGGCGATGAGGCCGCGCAACGTGACCTCGTAGAGACGGCGTGCGACGTCGGCCTCGACCGTCTCGTCATCAAAGGAGCTGAGCTCTTTGGCGCCGAGCTTGACGAGGGCCACCGAGCAGATCTCGACATCGGTGATGGTCATGGTGCGGCTCGCTTATGGCTGACGGCAAGAACGGCGAGCGCCGGGCGGATCGCGCGGCGCGCGCCAGGATCGATGATCGGGGCAGGCCAGCTGTGAACCACTGGCCTGCCCGAGCGTCAGCCGACGAAGACCGTCGGTGACACTCATTGACGATCAGCTAGTCGGAATTGATGGCGCCGAACTGCGTGACGTTGCTGACGTCGACAACGCCGCTCTCGTTCTTCATCACCACCATCACACCATGAACCGGCGTATCGTCGATGTTCGAATTCACGAACATGAAGTCGCCGACCCTGAGCATCTTGCTCGCCGCATTGAAGTAGCCGTCGTTGTCGACGTCGGCGGCGGGGTCGGCGGTCCGATAGTGCCAGAGCGTGAAGCCGTTGGCGTAGGAGATGGCGCTAAGGCCACTGGATGTATAAGCCATGATCAGCTCTCCATGCAGGGCATAGCGACCACACCATCGTCGTCGATCAGTGCGGCACCCTGCGACATCGAGTTGGAGATGAAGTGGGCAGCGCGATCGCCGTGCCAGGTGATGTCGGCCTTGACGTCCTGGCCGATCGCGTGACCCACAGCACTCTTGTGGTACCAGAAGCAGTGCCGGACGCCGTTCTCCAGAGGCAGGCCGGAGTGCGGCATCCACAGCGTACCGAGCCAGACCTTCGCCTGACTGCCACGCCAGGGCAGCTGGTCGTCGCCGACGAACTCGGCATTGGCGAACTCGGCGACGTTCAGGAGATCGGACCACTGCTTCCAGCCGATCACCGCGTAGCGCTGGCCGTCGTCGGGCACGTCCGCCTCGCCCAGCAACTCGAAGGCCTGCAGGACCTTGTCCTTGGTGAGTCCGCTGGTCTCCGGGCCGGCGACGTGCTTCGCCTGCTTGAGGGCCGCGAGGATCAACTCGTCGGTCTTGCGGCCGAGCGCGAAGGCGCCGGCGTTGGCGAGGACCTGCCGCTCGTCGAGGTTGGTCTTCAGCTCGTCGAGCTGATCGACCCATTCGCCGGCATAGTAGTCGACGAGCGTAGCCTCGACCGCGCTGAAGTCGACGTTCATGACCGGGACGATGCCGTGCCGGGCCTTGGTCGCCGCGGCTCCTTTGCCGACCTTCTGGAAGGTCGTCGAGCTGCCGCGCACACCGTTCTTCACACGAACCGTTGCGCGGAGCTTGGAGCCCTGGCGCTGGTAGGCTTCGTGGACTTCTCTCTCGAACTGCTTCGAGAAGGCTTGATCAATATTGATGGACATCGCGCACCTTGGGTTGTTTGTCGCGATAAAGAGAGCCGCTGGTTGTCCTCGCGGGCCTTGGGCTCGGGCGAAGGGTTGGCGATCCACCGGGCCACGAACGGGTTCTCCGGCATCGATCGCTCGTCAGCGGGTCAACCGGGATAGAGGCTGCGATAGCCTGCAGTGACCCGCTGGACGATCTCGGGGTCGCGGTCGCGCCAGTAGCGCGGATCGCGAATCAGCTCGCGGAGGCTGTCTTCGGTGATCGCCAACTGGCCGGAACCGGCCTGGCCGACGATTTCGGGCTCGGCTTTCCGCATCATCTCGTGGAGGGCCAGCACGCCCTCGTAGCTGCCGGCGAGCGCGCCGAAGAGCTCTTCGGGCAAGTTGGCCTCCGCATAGGCCTTGATCTGTGCGGCGGTCGTTCGCCACGCCTCTGGACCGCCAAAATGCCGCTCCAGGCGATCGATCTGGCGCAACGCCTCCAGTTCACCGGAAGCCTCGTCGATGACCGGCAGCAGGCGTTCTGCCGCGAGGTTGTAGACGAGCTGCGCCTGGCGCTGGGTGAAGCCCGCAGCATGCAGCATTTCGTTCAGCGACGGATCGGGTGCCAGCAGAGGGTGCGGCGGGTCGATCTCGTAGCCGTCCGCTGCCGCGGGTCGACCGAGAATGCCGAGCAGCCGCTCGATGCCTTCGACGTCGTCCTCACCTTCGGGTTTGGGCACGGATCGTCCGAGGCGCCGCTCGAGCTCGAGATAGGACCGCAGCAGTGCATCGGTTCGGATGCTGCCGGCATCAGGATCCCAGAACTTCTCAGGCACATCCGCGGGACGTTCGGAGCCTTCAGCAGCGGCCAGCACCTCCTCTGCCTGGATGGATGACAGGTCTTCGCCGTCGATTGACATCGTGTCGTCGCTCGTCGGCATCGGTACGGTCTCCCCAACGATGTCCAAATGATCGGGTTGCGCGGTCACGGCGGCTTCGTTGGTCTGCATGATCAACCTCGATGACGGGCAAGTCGGATGAGAAAGGCGATAGCCGTGCGCTGGCCTTCGATGTGGCGCAGCTCCGCATCGGAAGCGCTGGGCGGCACACGGCGCTCCAGGAAGGTCTGTCGAAGATGCTCGATCACCACGTCGCCGTTGCGGCCTGCGAAACACGCCTGGACGGCCTTGGCGAAGTCATCCTCGGCGAAAGCGGGGGGTGCCTCGGTCACGAACCAGGACCACCCAAGGTCTTGCTCTTCATCGGGCAAGCGCGGTTCCACCATGGCTCACTCCTGATCCGGCCGGACGAGCAGGTCGCGCGGCACACCGAGCGTCTCGGCGAGCCAGCTGGCTGTTGCCGCCAGATCGACAAGTTGGGCGGCCTCGCCACCGAGCTTGCCCATAGTCTCGAGCCAGAGCAGCGTGTTGCGGATTTCCTCGCGCGCCTGCACGCGGGCCAGCGGCGAGCGGTAGTGGATCTCGGCAATGGTGCCGTCGAGCACGATCGGCGGGACCTCGCCACGACGGCGCAGGATGGCGAGGGCGCGGCCCATGAGTGGGGTCAGGAGTTCGGCTTGCAAACGGCCATAGATGGCACCCAATAGGCGCGTCATCTCGGCACTGCGTTCGAGCACCTCGGTTGCCGTCATCCGGCGATCCGAGACTTGCGCCAGACGATCCGCCATAAGGGTGTGGCGGATGCGCGACCGCAAATCGCTCAGGACGAGTTCGGAGACGTCGAAACGTCCGGGTGCCTGCAACGGCGTTAGGCCAGCCGAGCCTGCGGCTTTTGGAATGATGCTGCCGGGCACGAGCCGGATGTTGGCCGGGTTCAAGACGCCATCATCTTCGGCAAGCCAGATCCCGGTGGCGGCGATTGAGGCGTTCTTCAGGACGAGTTCGACCACCTTGTTGGCGGTTTTGATATCCGGCAGAGCCGTCATCACCGGCGAGCGGCCATACAACTCGCCCGTTCCCTTCATCCAACGAAACGTGAGAAACGGCGACTGCTCGAAGACGCCCTCGGCGAGTACGAGGGGGGTGCGGATTACATCAGACTGAACAGGCAGGATTGCCTGATAGTCGAACGCGTTGCCTCGCGTGCTCACCGCCTCCAGGAGTTCGAGCTTCAGGTCGGGCGATGTTCCGGCGTCGGCATGAATTCCGATCAACTCCGCGCATCCGGCGAACCGTCGTCGGACCTCCGCCAGTGTCGCGGTCGTGACCCGGTAATGCCGTTCGATGCGGCCGTTGACGTCGCCGTCGATGTAGATCTCGGCTGCCGGAATGGCGGTGAAGCGAAAGGCAGTGGTGCAGCCGACGGGCGCTTCCTCGAACAACAGCGTGGCCGTGCCCGTCGTGACCAGATCGAGAAAGCACTGATGGATCTCGACGGCGAAGTTCGACCGGTCGAAGTGGCCCTGTACTCGGGCGGCCGCCGCATCGAGGATCTCGGCAAGCTCATCCTTGTCGCTGGGCTCGACATCGTGTCCTGGACGCAGGCCGAACCATCGGGACCATGGTGGCGTCAATTCGGCAAGCAGGCTCGCCGCGAGTTGTTCGACAGCGTCCGGTGCCGTGCCATCGAACAATCGCTCGGCATGGTTCGTGCCGGCGAACCCGGCCTGGGATAGCCCATGCCCGCGCATGGGCAAGGCATAGGCGTAGCAATCGCGCCAGAGATGTTCCCAAGCCATGCGCCGCTCGCGCGCATCGGCAAACCGTCGAAACACCGCCGGGAGTGACGATCCCGTCATCCACCGTTCCAATCATTCTGAGCTGGTATTAGGATAATATACCTATACCTGGCCGCCTGTCAACTGCTGTGCTCTGGCTTCAGGAGGTGCCTGAAGAGCTGGTGCGGCGTGAGGACGAAGGTGGCGCTTCGACCAACGAGGCGCTTGCAGATCTCGACGCAAGTGGTCGGCCGGATCGATGATATTGGTGTCGGAGCGGGCAGTTGGGCCACGACAACCACCGAAGCACCCAGCGCAGCCATCGAAGTCAGCAGCAAGTGTGCTGACAAGGCGGGGGCGGAGCGCAACAGCAAGCCACAGCCCAGCGGATCGCACAGGACCCAGCCGCTGTCGGTCCGCTGATAGGCAAAACAGTGGCGAAAACCGCTCTTCAACCAGCCTAGATTGCTGGTGCGAACTCGTGCCTGAAAGCCAACAATGACCAT